TTAAAGGGTAATATGTGAGTAGAGATATAGAGAAACAAAGAGAAATAAATATAGAGACCATATACAAAGATAAGTCTAAACACAAGACTGGAAGCCTAACTGATTGGGCTAAACCTCCTACTGTAGCAGACCTTAAAGCAGACTATGATGCTGCAGAGCCAGCACATTCAGCTCATGTAGCTAAAGTACAAGGTTATCTTGGAAAGCTTAATGGAGAGCTTAATAACAGAATACCTAAGGGAAGAAGCCGAATACAACCTAAACTTATTAGGAAACAAGCAGAATGGAGATACTCTGCTCTAAGTGAACCTTTTTTAGCTACAAGTAAGTTATTCAATGTAGACCCTAGAACTTTTGAAGATGGAGAAAGTGCAGGAGACAATGAGTTATTGCTAAACTATCAATTTAACACACAAATAAATAAAAATGCTTTTATAGATGAGTATGTGAGAACTTTAGTAGATGAAGGTACAGCTGTAGTTCAGGTTGGTTGGAAGTATGAAGAGACAGAGAAACTAGTAGAAGTACCTGTAGTAGCTACACCAAAACAAGCTCAAATGTTAGTAATAGAAAAGATAAAAGCAGGAGAAATGAGCCAAGAACAAGGACAACAACTATTACAAAGTGGACAACAGATACCTATAGGTACAAAGAAAGTTAGTAAAGTAGTTCCTAAACATAATCATCCAACAGTACACATAAGAGAGTTTGATGAGTTAGTAATAGACCCAACCTGTCAAGGAGATATAGATAAAGCTCAATTTATAATATCACCATTTGAAACAAGTATAAGTGAACTTAAAAAAGATAAGAGTTATTCTAACCTAGATAAGTTACTTGGTTCAGGAGAAGGTATTATAGATAGTGACACAGCAGATGCTAAATTTTTAGAGATATTTAATGATGAAGAGGGTAATAGAGACTTTGAGTTTAAAGATGTAGCTCGTAGGAAGTTTACAGCTTATGAATATATGGGGTATTGGGATATAGATGGTAAAGGTATAACTACTGCTATAAGAGCAGTATATGTAGCTGATACGATGATAAAGCTAGAGAAGTTACCGTTTCCAGACAATAAACTCCCTTTTGTATTGGTTCAATACTTACCTAAAAGAAAGTCTCTATATGGAGAACCAGATGGAGCATTACTTGCAGATAGTCAGGATATATTAGGTGCAGTTACTAGAGGTATGATAGATGTAATGGGTAGAAGTGCTAATGGACAACAAGGAATAGAAAAAGGTATGCTAGATGTAGTAAATCAAAAAAGATTTGATAGAGGAGAAAACTATTATTATAATCCTGGTTCTAGTCCACAAAGTGGAATACATATGCAAACATATCCAGAGATACCTAATAGTGCAATGGCTATGCTTAATCTACAAATAAACGAGGCAAATGAGCTATCAGGAGTAAAACCTTTTGGTGCTACGAATGGTGGTAGCAACTTAACTGCTACAGCTGCTAGAGGTGCTTTAGATAGTGCTAGTAAAAGAGAATTAGGTATGTTGAGAAGACTTAGTGTAGGTATAGAGCAAATAGGTAGAAAGATTATAGCTATGAATGCAGTATTCTTATCTGACGAAGAGGTTATACGAGTAACCAATAAAGAGTTTAGAACTATTAAAAGAGATGACTTAGCTGGAGAATATGATTTAAAATTAAGTATATCTACTCCTGAAGCAGACGATAAGAAAGCTTCTGAGTTAGCCTTTATGTTACAAACTACAGGACAAACTGGGGACCCAGAAGAGATACGAATGATACGAGCAGAAATAGCTAAGTTACGAGGTATGCCTGAGTTAGCACATAAGATAGAGACTTTCCAACCTAAACCAAGTGAAGAGGCTATAAAAAGAGAACAAGCTGAGGTAGCATTGATACAATCAGAAACAGAAGTTAATATGGCTAAAGCACAAGGATACTTAACAGATATACCTATTAAAGAAGGTAAAGCTAAAGTAGAGACTGCTAAGGCTAGAAACTTAGAAAGTAAGTCAGATAAACAAGACTTAGACTTTGTAAAAGAGAATGATGGTTCAAGGCAACAAGAAGAAGTAGATAAAATGGAACACAAGAGATTATCAGAGTTGGATAGTAAAGCATTTGATATGATGGGAGCTCAGGATAATGGTTTACCTGGACTAGAGAGTATAGGGGAATTTCAGCAATAGTTAAGGCTATTATGGTATAGTACCTAAGACCAAGTGGTAGAAGTCTATAAAAGCTGTCTAAACAATCTCTCGAGAGAGAGGAAATGAAAAGGAAAAGAATGGATAATAAAACACTTGCAGAGATAGAAGCTGAGAACAAAGTAGCTAATATCACAGTAGAGATAGGCGAAGCACTTAAAAGGCTTTTAGATAACCCAGACTATAAGAAAGTAATAACAGAAGGATACTTAGCTAACTACCCAAAAGAACTTGGAGAAGCAATAGCTAAAAATACTGGTGGTTATGACACAGATAAGTTAATAGAGAATCTAAAAGGTATAAACACCTTCGTTGGATATACATTTCAAGTGGCAGCGAACCACACAGCCGCAGAGAAAACTCTCATAGATAATGCGAAGTTTATAGCTCAGGAAGGAGATTCAGATGAGTGATAAAATAAATACGGAAGCACTATCAGACGAAGAATTTGATAAACATATGGAAGTAGAGGTTTCTAAACCAGAAGACACAAAAGAGAAAGACATAGAGGACATGGATAATGCTCAACCAGCAGAAGCTTCTGATACAGGAGTACCTGATGCTAACGAAGAAGAACCCACATCTCAAGAAGATAGCGATATAGGAGAAGAGCCTGGAGACACGGATGAACCTGAAAATGGTGAGGATACTTCAGAAGCAGAAATAGACTATAAAAAGTTTTATGAGGAAGCTACAGCAGACTATAAGGCTAATGGCAAGATAATGCCAGGAATAAAGGAACCTAAAGACCTAATAACAGCACTTCAAATGGCTAGTAATTATGCTCAAAAGACTGCAGCACTAAAACCAGGACTTAAGCGAGTAAAAATGCTTAAGGACATTTCAGATGAGCAGTTAAATGAGATGCTAGACTTTAATGCCAGAAATCCTGATGTGATTAAAAAGGCAATGAAGGATGCTGGGTTGGATCCTTTAGATATAGATATAGATGATGAAATAGAGTATACTCCAACAGACCACTCAATACCAGACTCTCAAATAGAGTTCGAGGAAATAGTAGGTAAAATAGAAGATACTCCTGAATTTCAAGTTACATCTAAAGTGGTGACAGAAGATTGGGACGAAGCGTCCAGAGATGCTATGTATGATGATCCAAAGCTTATAGTTGGGTTAAATGATGAGATAAGAATGGGTAGATTTGAAGAAGTCTCTGCTCTTATGGACCAAGCTAGAACACTAGGTAAAGATAACGGATTAAACGACTTGGAGCTATACCAAAGTATAGTAACACAATTAGTTTCTGAAGGTTGGAAGCCTAAGCCTATGTATCAAAATGCACATCGAGAACAATCCGAGTCTAATAACCCTGAGTTGAATGCACAGCGACAACAAGCAGGGATACAGCCTAGGAAGAAAGCTAACACAAATAAACGATATGACCCAGTAACTATGAGTGATGAAGAGTTTATGGAGTTATTTGAATCTGGGGCAAAGTTTTTATAAAAGGATAAAAAATGCAATATAAAGATGGCAAACCTAGTGATATAGGAAATCAGTTTAATACCTACGAGTATAAGAGAAAAGCACTAATAGACACAGCAAAAGCTGAGTACTTTAGTCAGTTGGGTGATACAGAAACCCTTACAAAACATTATGGACAGGAAATGAAAAAGTTTCACTACTTACCTCTCCTTGATGATAGGAATATAAATGACCAGGGAATTGATGCTTCTGGTGTAGTTATAGCAGATGGTAACCTTTGGGGATCAAGTAAAGACCCTGGAGTTATAGCAGGTAAAATGCCTACTCTTACAGAGACAGGTGGACGAGTGAACAGAGTAGGCTTCAAAAGAGTTGAAATAAGTGGTACAATAGCCCAATACGGGTTTTTCTATGAGTGGTCTAAAGATATGCTTGATTTTGATACTGATAAGGAACTCTATACACATATAAATAGAGAATCTCTTAGAGGTGCTAGAGAGACATCTGAGGATCTTCTACAAATAGATTTATTAAATGCAGCTGGTGTTGTAAGATACACAGGTGTAGCTACTTCTTTAGATACTATTGGATATACCTCTACACCTGAAAACAACTCAGAAGTTACTTACAACGACTTGGTTCAATTAGGTGTTTCATTAGATGAAATGAGATGTCCTAAAGATACTAAAGCAATAACAGGATCTAGAAATACTGATATTACAAATATACAGTCTGCTAGATATATGTTTATGGGTTCTAAACTCATACCAACTATAATGAGAATGAAAGATTACCACAATAATCAAGCATTCATACCTATAGAAAAGTATGCTGATAGTGGCTCTAGTTCTAAGTACTCTACAAAGAAGAACACTCTTCATGGAGAGATAGGAGCTATTGCTGGGTTTAGACTTGTAGTTGTACCAGAAATGGCAGAATATATAGGACAAGGAAAAGCAGTAGGTGGAGACTTAACTTACTTAAATGATGGAGCTAAATATAATGTATACCCTATGTTAGCAGTTGGTTCAGGTTCATTTGCAAACATTAAGTTTCAATCAGGTAAAAAATCTAATAGTAAATTTAAAATTATAGTTAGAAAACCAGGAACATTTGCTAATCCAGATGATCCATTTGAAAAGATGGGGTATGCTTCTATATCTTACTGGCAAGGTACTTTGATACTTCGTGCAGAATGGATAGCAAAAATACTCACAATGGCTAAAGGGTAACCTTTAAGTAACAACGGAGAGACTAGTTCTCTCCAAATTTATAAGGAATATAAAACATGAGCAATGACACACAGAAATCGGAAAGGGATACTTTAAAAGACAGAGCTGACTTAATGGGTCTTAGTTTCCCAGGAAATATAAGTACAGACAAGTTGAGAAAATTAGTAAATGGAGAGTTAGAAGGTCCTGAGACCAAAACTACTACACCTAAGGATAAAAAACAACCTAGCCTGGATGTAAGTGATATAATACGGGAACAGACTAGAAAAGTACGAGTAATCATATCTTGTAACGATCCACAGATGAAAGATTGGGAAGCAACTCCTTATATGCAAATAAGCAATAACATCTTTACACTACCTAAAGTAGTTGTACCTTTTAATGTAGAATGGCATATACACTATGCTTACTACTTGTTCCTTAAAGAACAAAAGTGTACTGTATCGACAAAAAAGAGAGATGAGAAGGGTAGACCAATAACTGTGAATAAAATCATAAGTAAATATAACATACAAGACTTACCACCTCTTACAGAAGAAGAGTTGAAAAAGCTTAGACAAGCACAAGCTATGCGGGATGGTGTAGCAAAAGTAGAAGAATAGATGGCTGATACTAAAATAAACTTCACTGACTTTACAAATAATGTAACTGTTAGTGAAGATGGCAATTATACTGTCACTGGTGAAGGTGTATTTGATACTCTTATGGCTACAGTAAACACCCAAATAAGTGCTCAGTTTAATCTAGGTAGGTTAACAGGTGCTGAATACTCTGCAGTATACCTAGGAGGTATGCAAGCAGCAATAGCAGAATCAATGAAGTTTATCTTACAAAAACAAATAGCAGAAGAACAGACAGATGGGGAGGCTGCTAAAGTAGATTTGATAAAGAGACAAACTAAAGGGTTTGATGATGATGCTAAAGCTAAACTTACAAAACAACTACTAGATAGTTGGTCCGTAGCATATAGTGTGGCAAAAAATGCTTCTGGTATCCCAGATGCAATTAAAACAAACACTATAGATAGTATTGTTACCTCACAGATAGAAGCACTAATTGTAGATATGAAAATCAACCCATTAGGAAAATGGAACGATGATGACCTAGTAGATAAAGATGGTAAAAAAAGATAAAATGCAGAATAGTTATGTAGAGGTGTTTTAGTGAGTTGGCTTTCGAGTAAACTATCTAAAGCCGAAAAGTGGCTTAAAAAAAAGTATGATAAACTTAAAAAGACATATGACGCAACTAACAAGTGGATTAGAGGTAGAATAGGGTTAACTGATGAGACTCTCATAAACAGCAACTCTTCTACCTCTAATCTGTTAGGTAAGGACTTTTATTATAATGCTCTCAATATGTTGGCTCTTAAACACCAAAAAGATCCAGATGGAACTGTAATATCCAAATTAGTTGATCAGACATATTTAGCTGGAGATAACATGAATAGCTTCAAAAATATATCTGATGAGCTAGGTATAGGTGCAGTTACTACTACAGGACATAGAACGGATGTGGCTCTGGACGGAATAGATTATAACGCCCTTAAAACAGAAATACATAATAAGTATAACATCCCTATAGAAAATATAGAGATATTAGACACTACATTTGGTTACCCAGAGATGTGGCCTTTCCTTGAATATACAGTAAATGAACTACCCAACTTCAATATGGCAACTGGTATATATACAAAAGGGGGAATAGACTATGAGGTAACAGACATACTATACGAAGAGAGTACAAGCATACTCACACTAGTATGTACCTCACCAACAGGAGATGTACTAAATGTTCCTGTAAAGATAACATTCCCCGACACTGATGAGCTCTTAACAATAGAGTACTCTATTGAAGGAGAGGACTCCAGTTATTATTATATTAAACCATATACACCAGAATACACTAGTATCCCTTTAAATATGAGTCCTATTGTTACCTTACGACGAGCTAGTCGTACCATTAAGAGTAGTGATTCTAACTATGAGGATACAAAAGAAGTGTTAAAAGGACTGGGTATGGATATGAGCAGTGCATTAACCGCTCTTACAGGTATAAGACCTGACGAAGACCTTAAGACAGACTTCTTAACTTTAGGTAAGTCTTTTGATAGTGCATTCTACTACAAGCACAAGGATAAGACCAAAGCTGAAATAAAAAACATACTACTAGCTTTACATAAGGCTAACCTACCTAGTCCCAACCCGAAGTATACCTCAGACATCTGGGAAGATCTTATTATATCTATATCTTTTGACCCTATGAATGTATCTGGAGAAGAACATGCTTCATTCCCTCACTTCAAGAGCAGGGCTGCTCTCATGCAATGTGGTGAGGATCTTGAAGTTGGTTTTACTACAAAACATGCAAGTAAAACAGATAGACAAGTATACGAAGAAATACTCCTACAACCTATAAACTGTTTTAATATAAAAGCAAAAGTGAATGAGATAACAGGACAGAAGAATAACTTGGAAGATACTACTGATGTATTCTTATTGTTAGCTATGAATATAGGAGATGATGTACCTGTAATAGATAAACTCACTTATGAGCTGTTTGAAAACCTATTACTAGATGAAAGCATAAGATCAAGTGTACCAAAAACAACTTCTGAAAAAGACGATAGTGGTTATACAGGAAACTCAACTACTATCGTTAGAGATATATATACTGTATTAATAACTTCAGGAACTTATAATAATTATATTAGGTGGTCTGGGGATACACATACAATTGTTCGTACTAAACATACTGATACGAATGGCCATGACTACTGGACCACCAGTAAGTCTACTACTATTGGCTCTAAAGCTGTAAGTAAGAGTGGTTCTATAGGTGAAGTAGGTACTTATTATAAAGATATATCAGGTAATATACTCACTCTACGAAAACAGACAAATGAAACATATTATACTGAATATGAGATAATAGGAATAAGCAACCTAATTTCTGTGAAAAAGGACGGCTTAAGAAACACACACACTAAGAAACTAAGTGAAGTAGAAATACCCCTACCTATGTATTTGTTAGATATGCTTTCCCCTATGGAGAAAGCCCAGTTATATCCATATGTACTAAAGATGCAGTTTTATGCTGCCAAAGTTCAACACTTAGAGTGGTATGAGACTAAGGACTTTGCTTATACAATGTCACTAGCCATAGCAATAATACAAATGGTTGTGCTTGCTTCTACGGTAGGTGCTGATGGAGGATCCACTACAATTATACTTACAAAGCTACTGATACAACTAGCAACTCAAGCAATAGTCAGCTATGTTATGAAAAGAATACTAGCTAGTGATGCACCTGATTGGTTAAAAGCACTTGCCGTAACTACACTAGTAGTAGTTGCTATATGGGCAGGACAGAGTACTGAGGCAGGAGAGATGCTTACTGCTAGTCAGCTTACAGAGATAGTTCTTGCCTCTAGTACTACAGTATTAGCAAATAGTGCTGCTATAGTAAGTGGATTGTCTAATGCTTACCAAGTAAGTATAGCAATGGATATGGATGAGTTAAAAGAGGAACAAACTAAATTTAATAGTAGAAAGGATATGAGACAGAAGGTAGTGAGTGATGCTTATGAGCATTTACAAGCTGGACTTGACATCACTCAGGTAAGGAACTTACTAGATGCAGAGATACCTGAACCATATCTATTTGGTCCCGATGCTTTTATGTTTAAAGCAAAGGGTGGGATACAATATGATTATGATGCTTTATATGACTATTCTGCAATGAAGAGTGACTTTATAGGCAAAAAACTTCAAATTGGAATAATATAAGAACATTTAGATATACTACTAACAAAGAGTATTTCAGAACAGGAGAACAGATATGTCACGAGAAAAACAAACACAAAACTTTCCCCAAATGGGAATGGGAACTACACATCCAATGGGACTTACAAAACCTCAGTTACACCCACAACAAATGTGGGGTGGTGGAAACCAAATGCCACAACCTAGAAAGAAGCCTATAGCAACTAATGCACAACAAGGTTTAAATTATTCACAGAA